GGTTCATCAACTATTACAACAACAGGATTAATTAGTGGTGGGTCATTAGATATTGATAATGTCTTAATTAATGGAACAACAATAGGGCATACAGATGACACTGATTTATTAACTTTAGCTGATGGCGTACTAACAGTAGCAGGAGAAGTTTCTATGACTACTCTTGATATAGGTGGAACAAATGTAACCTCAACAGCTACAGAACTAAATTTATTAGATGGAGTTTCTGGGTTAGTACAAGCAGATTTAACTAAACTTGCAGCAGTAGATGCTACTGCCGCTGAACTAAACTTAATAGATGGTGGAACAGCAAGAGGAACAACTGCAGTAGCAGATGGAGACGGAATTTTAATTAACGATGGCGGTGTCATGAGAATGACAAATGTAACTGCTGTAAAAACATATATGGATGCAGCTACTTTAGGAGCAAACTCAGTTGACTCTGATAATTATGTAGATGGAAGTATAGATGAAGTTCATCTGAGTGATAACTCAGTGGATTCAGATTCTTATGTAGATGGAAGTATAGATACAGCACATATTGCTAATGACCAAATCACAGCTGCTTTGATGGCAGACAATAGTATTGATTCTGATATGTATGTGGATGGAAGTATTGATACAGCACATATTGCTAATGACCAAATCACAGCCGCTTTAATGGCAGACAATAGTATTGATTCTGATATGTATGTGGATGGAAGTATTGATACAGCACATATTGCTGCTGACCAAATAACAAATGCTAAAATTGCTGATGACCAAATTGATTCTGAACATTATGTAGATGGCTCAATAGATACGGCACATATAGCAGATAATCAAATTACACTTGCCAAACTTGCAGGGGGAACAGACGGAAATATTATCAGTTATGATGCCAGTGGCGACCCCGTAGCAATAGCAACTGGAAATGATGGACAGGTTTTGACCTCAACTGGTGCAGGTTCTCCACCGGCTTTTGAAGATGCGGCTGGTGGTGGGCCATTTACAGAAGTTGATGCAAATAAGTTTACTTATACAACAGCTACTAATCCAGTTCTTCAAGTTATTGACAGCACAAATACAGTAAAAGCACAAATACAAGGTGGTAATACATCTGCTATATTTGGTTCTGCTTCTGCTCATCCAGTTACTTTTATTCAAGGTTCTGGAGAAACTACTGTTGGTACAATAGACACAACAGGAGCATGGACTTTTCCATTACAACCTGCTTTTAGTGTAACGACAAATGCTACTCAAGAAAACTTGACAGAAGATGCAGATAATACGATTGTTTTTGGACTTGAAATATTTGATACTAATGGAGATTTTGCAAGTAATACCTTTACAGCACCAGTTGCAGGAAAGTATATGATTACAGCAAAAATGGTTGTAGCAGAAATTGACCATGATGGTGCTTATTATGCCGCTTTTCAAATTGTTTCAAGTAATAGAGATTATTCAGTAAATTATTCCGTTCGAAATTTCTTACAATCGCAACCAGAGTTGTGGACTTTTCAAGTAGCTGCTGTTGTAGATATGGATGCAAGTGATACAGCTTTTGTTAGATATAGAGAAAGTGGGCCGGGTGCTTCACAAACAGATGTATATAATGCAAATTCTAGTGGTGCAAGAGAACAACACCAGTTTACTGGATACTTATTAGGCTAAAAATGAAACAATTAACTTTAAAGGGAGTATAAAAAATGGCTGAATATAAAATAACACTTACAATAAGTGAGACTGACCAGAAAATATTATCAAATGATTTAAAGAATAAAGCAGATAATGTAGGAATTACTACATGGATAGAAAATGCTTTAAAAGGAAAAATTAGTTCTTGTTATAAAAGAATGTCGAGAGAGTGGACAGAACAATTAATGAATGATTCATCTTTTACGGATTCTATTCCAAGTAATAAAGAAGATTTAATTAAATTAATTTTATCTCAACCAACTTACAAAAATAGAAATCAACAGGAAAAAGAATAATGGCAATTCCCCGTAACAAAAGATATAGTATTATACTATCTCATATGTATCCGGCTTTAAAAGTTTTGGTAGACTGGAAAGTAACAGATGGTGTTTTAACATGGTTAAATGAAGATGATGATGTAACAGCACCTACTAATACTACAATGGATAATGCTAGAGAAGCGGCAACTGACGCTTGGTGGTGGAGAAGACTTAGACAAAGAAGAGATAAATTATTACATCAAAGTGATTGGTCACAAGGGGCAGATGTTCCTAGTGCTGTTAAATCAGCTTGGGCTACATATAGAGGAAAATTAAGAGATATTCCAACAACAGTTACAAAGCCTGCTTTTTCTGTTTTAGATGATAAAGAAGTTAATACTATGCTAAATGATATAATAGCATTAATGCCAACAAAACCAAGTTAAGAAAATATAAATGTTATTAGGACACGGAGCAATAGGACAACAAGGAAATAAATAATGGCAACAACAGCAATACCGGCAGTACAATTACCAGTAGGGGTAGTCCCTAATCCTCAATCGGGTACATCAAAAGATACATTAGATTTAGTTAAAAAACAAACGGCTAATCCTTTATTACCTCAAGGCACTGCAATAACTCCTGTTGTACAAAATACTAATGCCAATGAATTACTAGCAACATCTGGGGTATCAGCAACAACACCAACAGCAGCAGCCCCAACAGCAACAGCAGGACAAGCAACTGCTACAACTCCTGCAGTATCACAAACAATAACTACTCCTGCACAACAAGCAGCATCTAATTATATGGCTACAACAGTAGGTACTGCTCCTACTATGACTGCAGCTCAAGGTACAGTTACTGCACCTATGGCAGCACAGCAAGGGGCAATAGTAAGTGATGCTACTGTTCAAGGACAACTAGCAGGATTACAACAACAAGTAACTAGTGCTGTAGACCAAGGTAAAAATTTACCTGCATGGGCCTTAGGAGCACAAAAACTTGTAGAAGCTAATATGGCTAAAAGAGGTATGGGTGCATCAAGTATGTACGCAGAAGCATTGGCACAAGGTGTTATGCAATCAGCAGTACCTATTGCAGCACAAGATGCAGCATCTTATAAAGAGATGATTTTTCAAAATCTTAATAACAGACAGCAAGCAGCCGTAACAAATGCACAAGCATATCTGCAAATGGATATGTCTAATCTTAATAATAAACAACAAGCCAATTTACAAAATTTACAAGTGAGACAGGCAAGTTTATTTAGTGACCAAGCTGCATCAAATGCGGCATCACAATTTAATGCTACTAGTCAAAACCAAGTAGACCAATTCTATAAAAATTTATCAACTACGGTGTCTACTTCTAATGCACAGCGTGGTGATGCAATGAATCAATTTTCAACATCGGAATCAAATAAACTAGAAGCACAAAATGCAAATAATGCAACAGCCGTATCACAAGCAAACGCACAAACTGCGGCAGCTATCAGTCAATTTAATTCACAATTATCTGACCAACGAGAAAAGTTTAATGTTCAGAATCAACAAGTAATAGACCAATCAAATGCAAATTGGCGTAGAAGTATTAACACAGCAAATACTGCTTCCGTTAATGCAGCAAATCAAACTAATGCACAAAACTTATTAAACACATCTAACTTTGCTATGGCATCTCTATGGCAACAATGGAGAGATGAAGCTGCGTGGACAAATGAAGCGGCACAAAATAATTTACAAAGAAATCATGCACTAGCAGTAGCGGCACTAGAAAGACAAACTGCATTTGATATGCAAGACCAAGCTTCTTCCGATGCAATGTGGGATATGTTGGGCAGATTTGCAATAGGTATGTTTAAAAAACCATAGAAAATAGGAAAAAATATTATGTCATTTTGGGGAACAGCTTGGAGTATAGTAGCAAGTAAATTTACAGATAAAGCAATTAATTCGGGAGTAGATGCAGTTTTAGGAGGAGATTCCGGAGGCGGAGAAGGAGGTCGTGTACCTCCACCAAATATGGAAGCAGCTAAAATTTTATCATCTTCTCCGGCAGGAATAGCAGATACAAGTGAATTTGGTTCATTAGATTACGAAGAAAATTCATATGAATCTAATTTACAAGATTGGGAAAAAAGATTAATTGAATACACACAGAGTAGACCAGTAGTATCAAAAATAGATTAGGAGATATAAATAATGGCACAAGAAAAATATACTGAAAGATTTGATGCACCTATACCGGGGCAATCATTAACAGACACTCCGGGTAATTATCCTTGGGAGCATGCTTCTCAATTTTCAACAGTAGAAGAAGCATCAGAGTATATTTGGGATAAACTACATGATACACAAATGGCTGAACAAGTCATTACTAT